CCTAATTGCCTCTCTCAACTTCTTTGTCAGTTTGGTGGCAAATGACTATGTAGAAATCATGTGGCGGCCAACAGATGTTGGTGTCAGTCTTGAGCACTTTGCCGCCAGCAGTACGCCAACCAGACCAGCCGTACCGTCAGCCATTGCAACCGTCACATTTGTGTCCAATTTGTCAACAGAAACCGCATAATTCAGCCATGGCACTCATTCCTCTCAAAATCCCACCAGGCGTGTACCGCAACGGCACTGAGTATCAGTCAGCGGGAAGATGGTATGACGCAAACCTTGTCCGATGGTTTGAGAATACGCTCAGACCGATTGGCGGTTGGCGCAAGAAGTCAAATAGTCAGATGACTGGATCATGCCGTGGTTTTCTGACATGGCGCGACAACAGCGGTGATAGATGGATTGCTGCCGGTACGCATTCCAAGCTCTACGCCATGAACGAGGCAGGGACTCTCAAGGAAATTACACCATCAGGATTGACGGCAGGCATTGCTGATGCGGCCACCAAGACAGGTTATGGATACGGTCCATACGGCTCATACGCTTATGGCGTGGCGCGTCCAGATACTGGCGCAGTGACACCAGCCACCACATGGAGTCTTGACACTTGGGGCGAGTATTTGGTGGCTTGTTCTGATGCTGACGGCAAGCTCTACGAGTGGCAGTTGGGATTTGCAACGCCAACCTTGGCAGCGGTCATCACCAACGCGCCAACCGGCTGCGCGGCATTGCTCTCGACTGCCGAGCGATTCCTGTTTGCTCTGGGTGCGTCTAGCAACCCGCGTCTGGTCAAGTGGTCAGATCAAGAGGACAACACGACATGGACGGCGGCAGCCACCAATCAGGCGGGTGACTTTGAATTGCAAACTGCTGGCGCATTGAAGTGCGGCAAGCGCGTCAAGGGTGTCAATTTGCTGTTTACTGACATTGATGTACACACGGCTAGTTATGTTGGTTTGCCTTATGTGTATCAGTTTGAAAAGGCTGGATCAGGTTGTGGCGTTATTTCCAATCAAGCGGTTGCCGCCATTGACACTGCCGCCATGTGGATGAGCAAATCAGGCTTTTGGATATTTGACGGTTATGTCAAGCCTTTGCCTTGCGATGTCTCGGACTATGTCTTCCAGAATTTGAACTACAACCAAGCCAGCAAAGTCTATGCTGTCCACAATAGCAAGTACGGTGAGATATGGTGGTTTTACCCATCAAGTGCTAGTAACGAGGTTGACTCTTATGTCACATTCAACTACCGCGAAAACCATTGGAATATTGGCTCTTTGGCGCGTACAGCGGGTACTGACAGGGGTGTATTCCTGAATCCTTTGATGGTGTCTACTGACGGCTACATCTACGAGCACGAGGTTGGCTTTGCCTATGACGGCGGCTCGGTCTATGCTGAGTCTGGACCATTTGAGATTGGCAATGGCGACAACATCATGTCAGTGCGTCAGGTGATACCGGACGAGCAGACGCTGGGCGAGGTAGCGGTCAGTTTTAAGACTCGGATGTATCCAACATCCACTGAGACAACACATGGTCCATATTCAGCGTCACAGACTTGAGGCCGTGGCATCAGGTAAGCGTTGAGTGAAAATTGAGTGAAAATGGGAGGGAAAGTACCTGTATGTATTCGTGAAGATTACATCTTTTACTTGGAACTTTTTGACAATTTGCTTTGGTTTCACATTGACATCAAAAGATGGTCAGCAGAGGTTAAGAAGAATTGTGAAAAAGATTTCACTTGTCTTGATAATTTGATTGGAAAATCAATTTTTGCGTTGATACGAGAGGATGACATCAAACTTGCAAGATTTGCCAAATCATTTGGCTGGTCCGAGAAATGTCAAATAAGTTTATTGGACGGATCAAAGGCTTTTATCTATACCTCAAAGGTATAGCAAGGGGATGTTATGGGCGGTAAGGTTGGAGATGCACTCAATTGGGCTGGCGGTGAAATTAACCAAGCCGCCAATTTTGTTGGCCACACAGTTGGCGATGTCGTTGGCGGCGTTGGTGATCTTGTTGGCGATGTCGTAAAAAGCGATTTAGGCAAAGCAGCATTGCTTGCTGGCGGTGCATACCTAGCAGCACCATACTTTCTTGGCACAGCAGGCGCCGGTGCAGGCGCTGGTGCAGCAGGTGCGGCGGGTGGTACGGCTGGCGCAGCAGGCGCTGGAACGGCATTAGGAACAGGACTTACTGCTGGCGGTACTGGCCTTGGATTAGCGGCTGGTGGTGGACTTGGACTTACCGCTGGATCGGCAGGCGCATCAACTATTGGCGCTGGAATCGGCAGTAGTTTGGCGGGACTTGGCGCTGGTGCAGCAGCACTTAGCGCTGGTTCTGCACTTTCAAACGCAGGCACAGCAGTCGGTGCAATGCCAGCGGCAAATTATTCGTTAACAGGAGCAGCTCCCATGGCAAGCGTATTTGACACATTAGCGGGATATGGATCAGGCATCTTGGATTTTGCAAAAGCAAATCCACAATTGGCGGGGTCTTTACTTGGCGCTTTAGGTGGTGGTTTAAGTGCTGCAAATGCTCCAACATCACAGACAGCCACGACATCAATTGATCCACAGATTAAGGCCGAGTATTTGGCGAATCTTGAGCGTGCAAAAACAACCGCTGCCCAACTTGCGCCAAGGCAATATGCCGAGCCTGGTGAGATGTACACCAGAGCAGAAAGCCAACTCTACAACCTTGGCATGACTCCATTTGGCGCTGCTGACATTCAGCAGTTTATGAATCCATACGAAGAGCAAGTAGTGCAAAACACGCTTGCTGATATTGAGAGATCGCGTCAAATGCAGGCTTTGCAAGATGCCTCTCGCGCTACACAAGCCAGAGCTTTTGGTGGATCGCGCTACGGCGTTCAATCTGCGCTGACAAATGAGGCCGCATTGCGAGAATCTGCACGCACTGCTGGTGAATTGCGCCGAGCCGGTTACACACAAGCCGCCAACCTTGGGCTTGCGGCAAGACCCATGAACATTGCTGGGTTGCAGACTTCTTTGGGGCTTGGATCACAGCGTGATGCGTTGGCTCAAGCAAGACTTGATGCAATGCGTCTCACGCCTTTGGAGCGTTTGCAGATTACTGGTGGCGCATTGGGATTGCAGCCAGCAAGAACAGGCGAGACATCGACAACGCCTCTGTATAGCAGCACACTTGGAAGTGCGCTTTCAGGAGGATTGACAGGCGCTTATATTGGCTCATTGTTGCAACCAAGAGCATAAGGAAATAAACATGGCTGATGATTTAACAAAACCATTTGACTTTTATCAGATGAAGCCTGGCGGTGGTAGGTTCGTTTTTCCTGACATCTCTGGATTATTGTTTGGTGGCGGTGATAGTGCTCTTGATGAGTATTTGACACCAGCACAAAAACAATCCATGGGAAGACAAGCCTTATTGCAAGCTGCAATGGCTATCGGTCAGGCCAGCGGTCCAAGCACTACGCCAAGATCATTGATGCAAATTCTTGGCTCTGGCGTGCAAGCTGGCACTGCTGGCTACCAAGGCGCACAGAAGAATGCCATTGAGCAGATGCTAACCAAACAGAAGTTGGATGAAGCAAGGAGAGAGGCAAATCTCCAAAAATTCTTCATGGATCGCTTGTCTGGCGCAGCACCAAGCGCGGCAGTTACTCCATCGATGCCAGTTTCGGGACAACCATTGACAGCAATGCAAGCAGCGGCATTGCCTACGCCAGTTTACGGCGTTGGCCCGACACCGCAACGCGCAGCGATGATTGGACAAACATTGCCTAATGAATCAGGAACAATATCACCAGTAACTGTTACTGCAAGAGTCAAAATGCTGCCGACCTTGGACTCGATCCTCGCGGAAAGTATCAGATCAACAATAGAACAGGTCAGGTAAGTACAGTGCAAGCACCTAGTGATGAGTACGAGATTGTGACTGGTGCAAATGCCGTTAAGTTTGGTTTGCCTAGCGTTGGTACTTACCAGGTGAACAAAAATACAAGACAAGCCACATTGGTTGGAACTGCTGAAGGACCATTCGGTGGCGGCCCAACTGGTGCTGCTTACAACATATTGCTGACCGAAGACCCAAGCAGTGCTAAATATGCTTTGGCGTATCGTGAGTTGAGTAAGCCAGTGCCAACCGAACAGGTTCAGCCTGATGGCAAAATCCCTACGCCATCAGCAACAGCGCCAGCAACTATTGTTCAGCCAAGTGCTGTCAGTGCGCCTGCGCCAGCTAGAGGCGCGGTAGCACCTGCCGTTGTTGCGCCTGCTGATGGTGCTGTTGTAGCTCCATTGGCGGCTGGTGTTAAGTCAACGCCATTTGCTCCAAGACCAGAAGAGATTTCAAAAACGAGAGAGGCAGTTAATGCTGGCGTTGATTTTGTTGCGGCTCTAAACAAAATGGAAGAAATGGTGAGAACTGAGGGAATGCAACTTGGTGGGGTTGGTGGAAAAGGTGCAGCTCAAGAGGTTGTGTACGAGGATTTGTTAACCAAAATCAGGATTGCTGCTGAACTTGGTGTTCTAAATAAAGAAGACTTACCGCGCATTCAAGCTCAACTTGGAAGCCCAACAGCTTTATCAACATACATCAAAGGACTTGGCGGTCCATCTGCTTTCTTTTCTCAAATTGAGCAGCTAAGAAATAAAGCAATAGAAGAGACATCTAGAAAGAATATGCAGTTTGGTCAGCCAGTTATGCAGTTGCCACCAACATTTACAACAAAACCATCGCCTCCAGTTCCAACCACAACTGCAATCAAACCGCCACCAATAGTTCAACAAATACTTGAACTATATCCATCAAGGAAACAATAATGGCAGACCCAACTATTGACGATCTGTATAAATCGTT